GGCTACTTGGTCGGTAGCGGTCATTTTGTCCAAGCTCATGTGAGACTCCTTAATTAGAAGAACGGATCAACGCTGCTGAAGCAGTATTAGCAGGCATTGTGATGGTGAAATTTGTGGAGGTCTTGTCAGAACCAAAGTCCAACACAGCAATAGATTTATTGCCCTTACTGACGTTGTAAATTAAGGCGCAACGAGCGGTCACTGATGCGCTAAACACCACGTCAGCAAAGTCTACATAGACAGTGTATCCGGACGTGTTAATTGTTACGCCGGTCAGGGCTACCCCACCTGCAACGTAGCCTGTACCTGTCACCTCTGCAGTGGTAGTGTACACAGTGGTGGCTTCGTTTAAGTCTGCCGCTGCTGTGTACAAAGCAATCTTAAGCGTATCCGTAAGTAAGTTATGGACGCCTTCGTACAACTGAGCCTTAAAACTTGTTGTCTGTGTTTGGACTATGCTACTCATGTCACAGGCATCCTGTATTGACCATCACGATAAGCATCGGCGCGTTGTTTACCATCACCCAAGTTCTTGAGCAGTGTCAGTGCTTGTAGATACAACTTATCGTACACAGCAGTATCAGCGGCTTCGCCCTTCATGTAACGCAGGGCTTCAACCAATGCGCCATTAAGGAGCGCGCTGTCAAAGTTGTCACCAAGCCATGTAGTACCGGCGGTCACAATAGACGGCGGGTAGTAATAGTAGTGCAGTTCAGCGTTGTAATTGGCATCCGGTGTAGGGCCAAGAATAAACGACAACTCGTTCACGTTGGCTGACTGTGGGCCAAATATAGCGTAATGCTTAGGCTTACCTGTGGTTGCTGGATTTGGATACGCTTCACGAATGAAGTTTACGTCCTTGTTGAGCAAATATAGATAGTCACCTGTACCCGATGCAGGGTACACCGCAATGCTATACACCGATAAAAAATCTTCAGGGCACGCGAGATATTTATTGCCAGTTGACAATACACCTGTTACGTTCTTACGCAAGTTAGCAATCTGCACCGTGTTGTAAATCTTCTGTTCCGCTTGCTGCGTGAACATATCCAAAGTCGTATCGTCGAATTGGTTTTCGCAGATATTTTTGATTTGGGCTTTTAACTCGGTGTAGTTCATGTCTACCTCTTAGGCCATAGGGCCGCGTGCCATTCTGCCTTTGGTCTGGGCTTTACCGCCACGCACCATGATGCCTGACGTTTTAGTTGGTTTGTCACCAGCATTTTTGCTGACGTTACCAACGCTCATATCAACGGTATCGGCGCGGCTGTGGTTAGGGCCACTACCGGGATTTTCAGCAACAGTTACACCCTTACCACTCATTGTGTGTGGCTTGGCGTAAGAAGATGCGGGCTTGTTGTTTACTGTGGCCATATTAACCTCGCTTCTGCGCAGCGACTTTGGCCAAGTTACGACCCATAGTCTTCATGTCTGCGTTAGTCTTGCCGCCGCCTTTACCTTTGCCACCCTTTTGGATGGCAACTGCGGGGCCGCTATCGCCGTAATTTTTGCCTTCGGTTTTGCCTTTTTTAGCGATGCCGTCTGCTGATCGTGTGTATGCCATAGTGATCTCCTTAACTTACCGTTACTGTACCAACAAATGTCGTTGCCACCAAGTAGTTTGGCGTTAAATCGACGTCAAAAAATCTTCCACCCCCAACAGGATTCCAACCCCATTGAATATCCCGTGAGCCGCCTGACAGATTACCGCCAGCGTTGATGCCCGACGTTACGTAGGTTGTATCCCTACGAGGGTTGCGTAGAGCCTGCGGATCATCCACTGGATACATACCCAATTGCAACTGCGGCTGATCGGGATCCCAGCACTCTTGACAGACCAAGATGTTGAACCGCTTGGTCTTGATAATTTCTTCTTTAAGATTGCGTAGGCGAAACTGAAAACCACAGCGATCACATATCGCAATGGCTATCTTGCCGGACGCAAATCTATTTCCCATTAGACACCACTTCCAAGGAATTGACGACGGGGTACAAAACGAATTGCGGCCTTTTCGCGGTCTTCGCCTGCGGCAAGGTCAAACTGTGTGTCATACGCCTCTTTGAGCATCGGGAGACGCTGCATCAATTCAGGCACCTTCATGGCAATATAGTAGGCCAAGCCAGCCACTACAACGGGCAGGAAACGGAAATTCATGTCGCCTGTCTCTACACCAGCACCAGCATCTTGGATGCGGCGTAGGCGGTAATACACGAGCGTGTACTGTTGCGAGTTATCAGGTGTGAGCCACAACGTCACGGCTGGTACGTTGGGGTTGTAGACAGTTGCGCCCGTAGTGTGCGCCGCTGCCGTGGTGTTTTGTTGTCCACGGAAACAGTTGTACAGGGTATTACCTGTGATGTATCCGTAGTTGATGATCTCGTTGTCCAGCTTGATGAAGCCAGTTCCTGCTAGGTTTGATGCGTCAGCCAATGTGATTGTCGTGGCAGTTGACGTGATTGTGCCAACCAATGTTGTACCTGTGGGGCTTGTTTCACCACTCATGCGCTGTACCCAAATCTGAATGGGACGACCCGCCGCTAACTTGTTAGGGATAGTGGCGTACGTAGATACACTGATACGTGTGATGGTGAGATCGGCCTGTGTAGACGCCGTGTTGCCGCCAGTACGGATGACATGCTCTAACAAGTCAATGGTGTCATTGGGAAGGGCGTACGTGTTTTGGCCGGGTACAAGGGGGATAGTTCCCTCCTCGATCGTCCACATGTTGATGCCACGGTTTTGCCACTCAATGGTCATCAGGTTCATGGAACGACGTGCAGTGCGCAGGTCATAACCAGAACGCATCTCCCGACCCGCACGCTCCCACGCCTCTTCCGCGATTTCCGTGAAGTCAAGGTTAAAGAAGGTTGAGCCGCTAGTGGTCATCTAAATCCTGCCGTTTTCTTTGCAATTGTTTTGGGCTGCGATACAAACTGCTTCCCAACCGCTTTACCCGCACGTTTGGCTCGGGTTGTAGCGGCATACTCTGCTGGTGATAAAGACTTGATTGCAGCCTCGGGCAAATACCGCTCCCCCGTCTTACTCGACGGCTTTCCAGACTTGGTGCGCCACTTCTGGTCACCCCAATCTTTGAGCGATTTCTGCGGTGCTTTCAATCCCTATACCCTCCACCGGCTTCTTTGTACTTCTTTGCAACAAGTTGCGCTTTACGTGCTGACCACTGACCTGCGCCTGTGCCATGAGTTGCTGCGGCTTTTACCTGCGACACGATCCTCTTACGAAGACCGGGCTTGGTATAGTTACCCGCCTCATTCACTTTACCGCCTTCGGCGTACTCGGTGAAATCAGTGTTGTCGCGGCGCGGTTTGCGCTTACCATTCTCCAAAAAGTCCGTATTATCACGACGCTTCTTCACAATACCTTTTGGTATTTTAGAGGGGTTCATGGCACCCATGCCGCGACTGGCCAACATGTTAGATCATCCTGCCACGGGTGTGGCCTTTTTTGGCAATACCATCAGCGCGAGTCACGCCACCTTTGGAGAACTTACGTGGGGCAGACTTACCGTCAATATCTTGAGGCACAGGCATGCCTTCACGAAACACTGTGTCCTTGGGGGGCGCAGGCTTCTTAGGCGCGGGCTTTTTGGCCGCAGGTTTACCCACAGGTTTAGTTGCTGGTACACCTTCTGGATCAGTTGGCGGTTTACCCATTTCAGCGGTGTAAATACCGCCGTCGTTAAAACGTTTCATGGTACTACCTTAGCAAGAATAGCCGCCACCGGCCATTTTGACCATAGTGCCTTTAGTATGGCCCTTAGTCACACAGCCATCTGCGCGGGTTACGCCACCTTTAGAAAACTTAGTCATAGGCTGACCTTTGTGCAAACGGCCTTCGTGTTTGTTCACGGCCTTCTGCATCATCTTCTTGTCCATCTTGACGTCTTCATGAGCCATGCCGCCACGTTTATACGCGCCAACCATATCGTCACCTCCGGGTGCTCCCACGCGGTCGCCTTTACTACCACCTGAGCTTCCGGGTTCCCGGTCATCATCAAACTTCATTTTTTTCATATCGCCACCTTTAGAAAATTTGCGGCCCTTGTCGGCCTGATTAAAATCTTTGCCCACGGACTGTGGGACGCCTACTTTCTTAGCAAACGCTGGGCTGTTAGCCACCGCCGCCATGAAATTGTGTTGCTTCTTACTCGTCGACGGCATCACTTGCCTTCTTACGTTTAGTTATTTCACGAACAGTATCGGACTCCCAGATACGAAGACCAAGGTAAATGATCGTGAACAGAGAAGCTAAAGGCGGGAGCCACGTAGCCATAACGCCAACAGTTGTTAAGACTGCTGCGCCGTCTGCAACTGCTTTGGCTGTGTCGTGTTGAGTCATACCATACGTCCTTTAGTCTTACCTTTTGTAGCGCAGCCATCAGCCGCAGTTACATAGCCGCCATCCTTACAGTTCCACGCCCTCAAAGATTTATTGATCCGCGAATCCGGATCGTTTGCCGTCTTCTCGCTGGTCAGCTTCTTTTTCATTCCGCTCATCCTCGCACAGAAAGAGTCGCGCCGGGAGCCGCCTTCTGGCTGGGGACGTTTCAAGTTCATACCTTGCGCTTTGGCAGAGGCTCGCCCTTTGGCGTTCAAGCCGCCCTCGGGGTTCTTGCCTTCTTTCCTCGTCCATGCTGGACTCTTAGCCATAGAACACCGTAATTTTTGCGGTGGCGGGTAGCGTTACATGAATGTCTGTAGTAAACAAAATGCCTTCGCCGGGTATTAGTGTGGATAGCGCATTTGTTGGGGCAGCGGCTATATTAAATTGCAAACGAACTGTGCCAGAAGCACCGCCATCACGAAAAATAATATCTCCTGCGGTACCGCCACTTAAAAATTGGTATCCTTTAACGCGGTTGCGCCCAGAAACAACTGTGCCGGTAGCTTCAACGTGCGCTGCTTTAACGTCTGTTTGCATCATAATCAATTTCCTTTAAAAATGGGGCCGAAGCCCCTTGGGTTGATTAGGA